GGCGATGTCGTGCGAGCTGGACGGCCCACGGAGGACCAGCGCGGCGAGGACTTTCAGTTCGAGGTCCTGCACCGGCACGCTGGCCGCGGCTTCGTGCGACGTGGCCGGATCTGTGTTGCGGGCAACGGCCTGAATCATGACCGCACCTCCCACGGCGACCGCGGGCCGCTGAAGGTCTCGGAGCGCTCCTCGTCCCGGTGCGGGTACACATCCATGCGGATGCGCTGCTCGTCAGCGGCGGGCGGCAGCTCGTCGCGCTCGTAGAGGTAGCAGTCGAAATGCTGGCGAATCTTCTGCCCAGCCTCGCGATTGCGCCCGGCCAGCTTCGGCATGGGCGACCACGTATCGCCGCGCAGGCGGGAAACGGTCCAGTGCTCGTCGCCATCGGTGTCGATGCATCGCTCGATGCGGTACTCGCTGCCGTCGACGTGCGTCAGCCGCCAGCGGGTACGGTCGCCGCGGTCACTTGATGGGGGGATGAAATTCATTCGATGCGCTCCTGATGTTGGCCGGGTGGTGTCCGGTGTTGACAGCATAGCCCGGCCGTGGGCATTGTCAACGTAGCCCGTACGTCGCCTCCGCGATACTGGTTAGGCTGTGGTGGCCGGCAAAGAGCCCGCGTTTGCGGGCTTTTTGTTGTCCGCGATTGCTTATGCCGGCTGTCAGTTAGAAAATGTTCTAAGGGATCGGGCGCGGGCTGTGGCAGTTTCCGCCCTGCGCCTGGGCGAACCCGGATGGGCGCGGTACAAATGGGCATCCGGGACTGGGGTCCGACCGGCGACGGTGACGGGCAAGGCCGAACCTGCCTTCCAATGGGGGGTAGGGGGGCTTTTCCTCCCGGCTCGGGCTCCGGGCAACCAGTAGGGGGAGCCGATGGGGGAAAGGGGGAGTCCAAACCCTATCTAAAACAAAATGCCGATGGGGGAAAGGGAAAGGGGGCCGCGAAAACTCGACTTATCCACAGACTCATCCACAATCACAGGAGGCACCATGTTGATGATGACCGAACGGCAGGCCCGGCTCAGTCCGGCGCTCCGCAAGAAGATCCCGAAGGCCGCGAGGCCGAAGTCCAACGCCGCCCGCAGCATCGAGTGGGCATTCTCGAAGCTCCTGCCTGATTACAAGCTGATTCCGGAATATCCCGTGCAGGACGGCCGCAGGTGGCGGTTCGACTGGGCCATTCCTGCGCTGCGCCTGGCGGTCGAGCTGGAGGGAATCGGCGGCCTGTCCAGGCACACCAGCATCACCGGCTACACGAAAGACTGTGAGAAGTACAACGCAGCTGCGGCGCAGGGCTGGTGCGTGCTACGCTTTACGCCACGGCAGGCGCTGGCGAAAAATTTCCTCGGCACGCTGGACGAGCTGCTGGGCATGTTGCAGGAACAGCGGAGGGGGATATGGCGGGCGATGATCTGAGCCTCGGCCGCAAACAGCGGCTATTCTGCAAGCTGCTCCCGCGCCTGATGGACTATGCTCACGACCACGGTTACGAACTGAGCCTGGGCGAAGCATGGCGGACACCGGAGCAGGCGGCGCGGAATGAATTTGCCGGCATCGGCACGCGAAATAGCCTGCACGTAGACCGGCTGGCGATTGACCTGAACCTGTTTCGCGGCGGGAAGTGGTTGTCCGACAGCGAAAGCCACCGACCACTGGCGGACTATTGGAAAACGCTACATCCGTTATGCCGGTGGGGCGGAGATTTCCGGAATCCGGACGGCAACCATTACAGCATGACCAGAGGCGGGCGCGCATGACGACCGAAGGCTTGCGGGAAGCAGCAACCTGGCTGCCGTTTATTGGCCTGACGCAGCGCGTGCGGAGGGATGGAAGCATGTTGCAACACCCCTTGACCGTGCGGCTGCTGGAGGCCGCCATCATCGGCGCCGTGGTGCTGTACGGGACCGTGCAGCAGGCGGAGCAACGGATGGCGCACCTCGAGGCGAAGATCACGGAGATTCAGGAGGACGCCAAGGAAATTCGGCAGCAGCTACGGCTGGCAGAGCAGGAATTGTGGCGGCGCAACGGACTCGACAAGATGCACTTAGTGAGGATGCCTTGATGTATGACAAAGCCTGGATCACGAACGTGTCCGCTGTCCTGACGATGCTGGCATCGGTTGCCGGCGCGGCCAGCGGCCAGATTGGCTACGAGGAAGCAACCGCGGGTTTCCTGGGCGGCGGCGCCATCCTGGGCCTCGGCCGCAAGCTCGAGGCCATCCGGCAGGCGGCGGTCATCGCCGGGCAGGTGGCGGGCGCGAACAAGCCGAAAGAGTGACGTGCTCAGCTGGGAACGCCTGACCCGTAATCGCTGGGCAGCGCCGGGCTTCGAGATTCACGCGGCCGTCGTGCACGGCAAGGCGCACTACCGCAGCATCCAGATGGGCGAGCGGCGGACGTATCTCGGCATCGCGGATGCGTGGCACGCGAGTGCGGCGAAGGCGCGGGAGTGGTGCGAAAGCATGCGGCAGCGCAACGGGATAGGGGCGTAAGAATGGCGAGGCGCGCGGGCGTGCGGTCGATTGTCCCGCTGGTGCGGGGCGGATTCCTGACCGCGCTCAAGAATCTCGAGAAAAAAGGCATCATCTCGGGCATGGCCGACATCTGGGAGCAGATCATCGCGGAGGACCCGGCCAAGGCCCTCGAGCTGCTCGCCAAATACGTGCCGAAAGAAATGCTGATCGAAGTTGACGACGCCCGCCCGTTCGCGTTCAGCGCCCGCCCGCTGACGGCGGAGGAATGGCAGCGCGCGCACCAGCCAGTCATCGAACATGAAGCCCAGCCCGCAGGAGACGCCCCGCACTGAGCCGCCGGCAGATCAAATCCGCTGGCGCCCGCAGCCCGGGCCACAGGCGGCGCTGGTGTCGTGTCCCGTCCCGGAGATACTCTACGGTGGCGCTAGGGGCGGCGGCAAGACAGACGGCGTGCTCGGCCGCATCGGGCTGCGCGCCGGCACCTACGGCCAGCACTACAACGCCGTGGTATTCCGCCGCGAGATGCCGCAGGCCGACGACATGCTCGAGCGCGCTCGCGAGCTGTTCGGGGGCGTGGCATCGTGCAAGGAGCAGGACTCATCGTTCCGCTTCGGCAACGGCGCCCGGCTTCGCTTCCGCCCGCTTCAGCGCGTGGCGGATGCGGAGAAGTACCAGGGCCAGAACCTGACGGAGTGCTACGTCGAGGAAGCGGGCAACTTCCCGGACGACGCGCCCATCATGCGCCTGTTCGGCGCGCTGCGCTCCGTGCATGGCATCCCTACGGCGCTCGTGATGACCGCCAACCCTGGCGGGCCCGGGCAACATTGGCTCGCGGAGCGCTACCGCATCCTCGAACACCCGGACGGCTTTCGCGTGTTCCGGCAGCGGCTACCGGGCGGGCACGTCGCAGAGCGGGTGTTCATCCCGGCGCGGGTGTCGGACAACCGGCTGCTGCTGGCATCAGATCCGACCTACGTCGCGCGCCTGCATCTCGTCGGCTCCCGCGAACTGGTGCGCGCCTGGCTGGACGGCGACTGGTCGGCGGTGGCGGGGGCGTTCTTCGACTGCTGGGAGCCGTGGCGGCACATCGTGCGGCCGTTCGAGCTCCCGGACGACTGGCTGCGCTTCCGCTCGATGGACTGGGGCTCTGCCCGCCCGGCCTCCGTGGGCTGGTGGGCCGTGGCCGGCGACGACACCCAACACCCGGTCAGCGGGCAGGTATTGCCGCGGGGCTGCCTCATCCGCTACCGCGAGCTGTACGTCGCGGAGTCGCCCAACGTCGGGCGCAAGTGGACGGCGGAGCGCGTGGCGGGCGAGGTCGCGCGGCTGTCGGAGGGCGAGCGGATTGCGTACACGGTGGCCGACCCCGCCATGTTCGCGCAGGACGGCGGGCCCAGCCTCGCGGAGCGCTTCGGCGCTGCCGGCGTGCATCTCCGCCCGGCTGACAACAAGCGGGTGGCCTCGCGGGGTGCGCTGGGCGGCTGGGACCTGATGCGGCAGCGCATGGTGGGCGACGAGGACGGACGGCCGATGGTCGTGTGCTTCAGCACGTGCGCGGCCTCGATCCGGACTATCCCCGCGCTGCAGCACGATGACGCGCGGCCGGAGGACTTGGACACGGACAGCGAGGACCACGCGGCCGACGAGTGGCGGTATGCGTGCGCCTCGCGGCCCTGGGTGCGGCAGGCGCGGCGCCCGCCTGACCCGTTGCAGGAGATGACGAGAACCCGCAGCATGCGCGAAATGCTAGGCGATATTGCCGTGCCCGACACGGGCCGAAGGGACAGAATATGACGACACGATACAACGCGGGGCTCCCGATCAATCAGGAAACCGAGGGCGTGCAGATGTACGTGGCCTCGCGCGCCGCTGGCGAGCGGCAGGTATCCAGCACGACGGGCGCCGATCATCAGGCCGTCTCTGGGGAGTGGGCTATTTCCGATCCGGTGGACTTGTCCGGCAATGACTCGACCACGATCTACGCAGGGCCGGCGCTCCTGGGCGGCGTCTGGGTGGAGGTGACGATTGGGACGGCGGCCGCCACGCTTGACGACGACACCGACGACCGCGTGGGCTTGCCGGTTGCGCTCCCGATCGGATTCCACGCGCTGCCGGGCGTGATTTTCGAGACCTCGCTCATCGTGAACCCGGCCGACACGTCGACCGGCACGATCCGCATTCTGTACCGGCCGCTCGATACGGCCGTGACCTGGGCGTACTGACATGGCGCTCGTTCACGTCACTCCGACGGGGACCAGGGCATCTGGGGCAAGCACCGCGGACGATTGGACCGATGCTAACTGCTACCCGACCGTGCGCGCCTCGAGCGCGGCCTGGGCCGGGGATCAAACGGTCATCGTGGACGGATTTATTGCTGAGGTGCCGGTGTCGAGTTCTGGGATCACGACGACTCAGGTAGATCTATGCAGCACGCTCACGATTCAGGGCCGCACGGGCTCGCGAGGCGATGCGGTTATTCAATGGACCGGCAGCTCTGGCACCGCGCCGTGGATGAGTGTCACGCCGCTGGTATGTACCGCGATCACGATCAAAGACCTGACGCTCACGCGGGGCGTGACAATGACAACCGCGACAAACGCATTCCTGACCGTGACCGGGACCGTGTGCGTGGCGTACACGCTGGAAAATCTGCAGATTGGCGGCTGGGATAGCGCCGGCACGGTTGCCGCTGCGGCCGGGCTCGTGTTTAAGTCGCTTGGAACGGTCGTGCGTACAGTGAACATCACTGACGTGCTCGTGAAGCGCATCCGCACCTATGCAAGTGACGCGTCGCTATTTTGGCTCGGCGGGACAAACCAGATCTTCAACCTAACGCGAGTGCAGTTCGAGGATTGTCAGATCGACGTGACAGGGGCGAGCATTAACGCGATCGGCATTCATATGCTGACAGGGAACGCCTACACGTTCACCGACTGCGAGGCCACGCGGATCCAGGTAACTAACGCGGTCGCCACCAATCAAACGCCACCCTTCGTGTACTCGATCGCGACGGGCAACACGCTCGCCGTGGATGGGTTCACGTTCACCGAGTGCCGCTGGGGCCGCCCGGACGCGCTGGTGACCGGCTTCGGCTGGGGCATATTAGTCACCTGTCCCTACGTGATCGAAAACGTGCATCACGTGGACTGCGGTTTTTACTACAATGCATCGACCTCGGACGGCGGCGGCCTCAGTATTCGCGGTGCGAGCGCGACATCGACTCAACCGCTCCGCAACCTGTCTGCGACCCGGTGCCATTGCCGATCCGGCGCGTGCGTATTCATCAGTGCGGGCGCGGCCGGGAGCGTGGAAAACGCGCGCGGTTACGATAACGAGTGCGAGGCGGGCGTAATCTATAACGGCAACCTGGGCGCGACGTACTCGCTCGTGGGCTTCGAGGTGATCGGAACGACCGTGCCGGCCGAGGCCGACCCCGGCACGACGAACGGGATCGCGGTCTACGCGCGCCTGGTCGACGGGGCGGCAAAAACGATCTATATCAGCAACGGGACTGTTGCGGAGACCGTCACGGTCGAAAGCGCGATATTTCTCGACAATGCTGAGAGCGCGGCAACACTGATCACCGATCTCCATAACGTCATATCCATCAACCCGGACGCGGCCGAAGATGTGCGCGTACTGAACCAGGGCGGCGGCGGTTCGGTGCATACGTGCACGCTCCGCAATTGCGTGACGGGCGCCGGTGGCGTGACCGGGACCGTTACGGAGGTGAACGAGTCGACCGTGACGGATCTATCTACGCTGTTCGTCGCTCCGGCAGCGCGCGATTTTCGCCTCCTCTCCGACTCTGGCCTGTTGCATGACGGGAGCCCGATCCCAGGCGGCGGCATCGACGTGACCGGAGCCAGATTCCTGAACCCGCCCAGCATCGGCGGCACCGAGTACCGCGCGGTACGCGCAGGCGTGGTCTCGCGTAATCCGGTCTCCTGATGGCCGTCGAGCGCCTACAGGACTTCGGCGCCGGCAAGGTCGGCACGGTCGCGCGGTGGCTGGAAGAAATCCGCATCGCCCGCGTCTGGCTGGGCGACTGGCACGAAGCGGCGCGGAAGATTCAAGACCGCTACACCGACGAACAGGCGAGCAGCGGCACGGGCTTCAACGTCCTGTGGCCGAATACCGAAATCCTGCGCGCCAGCATGTACGCCAACCGGCCCAAGCCGGACGTGCGGCGGCGCGGCAACAAGGCCGACCCCGCAGGCCGCATGGCGGCGCAGGTCATCGAGCGCGGCCTCGAATTCTCGTGGGACTCGCAGGACCCGGCCAGCGATGGGCAGGTCGATGCGATGCTGACCGACCATCTGCTCGCGGGCGCGGGCTGCCTGCGCGTGCGCTACGTGCCGACGATGGTGCGGCGCCGCGAGCCGGTGATGCGGCAGGACGGCGACAACGGGACGGCGCTGTACTTCGGCCCGATGCTGGACGAGATCGACCCGGAGAGCGTGCAGACGGACACGGACAGCGGCGACCAGTTCACGGAAGTGGAAGAGTTGCACTTCGAGCGCGCCAACGTCGAGCACGTGTATTACAAGGACCTGCTCTGGTCGCCCGCCCGCGCGTGGCGCGATGTGCGCTGGGTGGCGTTCCGGCATGAGTTCACGCATGACGAGTTGGTCGAGGCGTTCGGCGCCGCCAAGGCGGCGAAGTGCAGCCTGACGATTGCCGGGCGGCATGAGGTCGAGGGCGGCGAGCTGCCGAGCATTTTCAAGGCGGCGTTGGTGTGGGAGGTGTGGGACAAGGCGACGCGCACGATCCTCTTCATCTCCCCCGGCTGCGTGGACACGCCGCTGGCGGAGTTCGACGACGAGTACAACCTGCGCGGGTTCTTCCCGACGCCGGGCCTGTTCCGCAGCGTGCAGCGCACGGACTCGACGCTGCCCGTGCCCGAATACACGCTGTACCAGGACCAGGCGGCGGAGTTGGATGACCTGACGGCACGGATTGCGGAGCTGTCGGAGCAGATCCGGGTGGCCGGCTTCTACGATGCCAGCCTCGAGAACATTCCCGACGTGATGCGGGCGCGAAACAAGCTCATTCCCATCGACAATTGGCAGGCGCTGGTGGAGCGCGGCGGCATCGATGGGGCTATTTCGTGGATCCCCATCGAACAGGCCGTGGCTGCGCTTCAGGTGCTCTACCAGCAGCGCGAAGCGTGCCTGAACACGATCTATCAGATCATCGGCCTGTCCGACATCGCCCGTGGCGGCACCGACCCGCGCGAGACAGCCGCCGCGCAGCAGCTCAAGGGCCAGTTCGGCAGCCTCCGGCTACAGCCCCGCCAGCGGGCGCTGCAAGCGTACCTGCGCGACGTGATGCGCCTACAGGCGGAGCTCATCGCGGAGAAGTTCGAGCCGACCACGCTGATCCAGATGACCGGCATCATGCTCGATGACCAAGCCATGCTGCTGCTGCGCGCCGACGCGCTGCGCCGCTTCGCGGTCGACATCGAAACGGATTCGACGGTCGCCATCGACGACCAGGCGGCGAAGCAGCAGGCGATCGAGTTCTTCAGCGCGCTTGCAGGCTTCGCGCAGTCCGCCGCCCCGCTGGCGGAAGCCGGCCTGATTACCGGCGATGCCGTCCGAAAGATGATGCTGTCCGGAGCCCGCGCGTTCCGGCTCGGCCGCGAGCTAGAGGATGAGCTAGAAAAGCCCGGCCAGCCGGCCCCGCAGCAGGGCGAAGCGGAAGGACAGGCCAAGGCCGCGGCCGCGCAGGCGAAAGCGCAGGTAGACATGGCGAACGCCGAGACGAAGCGCCTGGAAGTCATGCAGCGCGGCGAGACGGAGCGCGAAAAGCTTGCATTGCAGGCTGCGGAAGTCGCATTGTCCGCCCGCGAGTCTGACCTACAGCGGCTGCTCGCGGTCCTACAGGCAGTGCAGGGCAATCAGGGGGCGAGTGGTGCGGCATAGCTACGTGCAAGACCCGACGAGCGGCGAGCTGGTGCCGAAGGGCGAATACCGGCGCGCGGCGTATCAGGGCGTCATGATTGCGCCCGACATCGCGCCCTTCGAGATGCCCGGCGAGCCTGGGCACTGGATCACGGGCCGCGCCCAGCGCCGCGAGCTGATGCGCAGCCGCGGGCTGGAAGAAGTCGGCAACGAAAAACCGAAATGGATGCGCGAGAGGGAATATGAACGGCGACACCGCTGAAGCATTCGACGCCGGCCCAGATCTGGGCGGCAACGACCTCCGCGCCGAACTGGAACAGGCCATGAACGCCGCGCCGGACCCGTCAGGGCCACCGGACGGCGAGCAGGGCACCACGCAGCCCAACGACGGCAGCAGCGGACCGGAGACGGCCACCGATGCGCCTGAGGGCGAGGGCGACGCTCCGCCTGCATCGTGGACGAAGGAAGCGAAACAGGAATGGGCCTACCTCTCACCGACCGCGCGGGCAGAAATCCAGCGGCGCGAGCGGGAAGTCCAGACCGCATTGTCCCAGACATCCGACGCCCGGAAACTGGGCGACGCGCTCAACCCCTACATCGAGCAGATGAAGGCGGCGGGTGTGGCGCCGGCGGAATACGTGGGGAACTTGCTCAGCTGGAATGCCGCCTTGCGCGTGCAACCAGCGCAGGCCATCGCCGCGCTTTCGCAGCAGTTCATCGGAGACGCGGCCAGCGCCCGGCAGGTGGTCAAGGCCCTTGCGGAGCGCTTCGGCCTGGATGAATGGGACATGGGCAGCTCGAGCGAGCGGGGCGACCCGCAGGCATCGCAGCAGATCGTGAGTCTCGAACACCGCCTCCGGCAGCAGGAGCTGGCCGCCGCTCAACGTGAGTGGGCGGACTTCACCGCGGCGAAGAGTGGCGACGGGAAACCGGCGCACCCCTATGCCGACGAGTGCAAGGCGGAGATGGCGGATGCCATTCGGGCGAATCCAAACCTCTCGTATGCGGAAGCGTACGAGCGGGCGAAGTGGATCAACCCGGGCGTGCGGCAGCGCATTCTCGACGCGGAGGCGCAAGGGCGCGCCGCGGCAGCGAAGGCGCAGGCCGGCAAGGCCGGTCGCATGAACCTCCCGCGAGGGAGGGGCGGCGACGGGGCGCCGGTGTCGAGGGACGATCTGAGGGCGGACCTGCGCGAGCAACTTGCGCGTAACGGGCTGCGTGTTTCGGAGTAATCATCAATGGCATCGCCGAATCTGACGGAAATCATCACGACCACGTTGCGCAACCGAAGCAAGCGCATCGCGGACAACGTGAGCAACAGCAACGCGCTTCTGATGCGCCTCAACGAACGCGGCAAGGTCCGCCCGGCTGACGGTGGTCGAACCATCGTGCAGGAGCTCGACTACGCCGAGAACGCCACGTTCCTGTACTACACGGGATACGAGGCGTGGAACATCAACCCGAGCGACGTAATCAGCGCCGCGGAATTCGATTGGAAACAGGCTGTGGTGGTGGTCTCCATCTCCGGCCTCGAGGGCGACGTGCAGAACAGCGGCCCCAGCGCCGTGCTCAATCTGCTCGAGGCCCGCATCCAGAACGCCGAGCGCACGATGAAAAACAAGCTCAGCGAGGGCGTGTACTCGGACGGCACCGGCACGGGCGGCAAGCAGATTACCGGTCTGCAAGCCATCGTCGCGGACGCGAACACGACCGGGCAGACGGGCGTCGGCATCGTGGGCGGCATCAACGCCACCACCTATGGGTTCTGGGCGAACCAGGTGTACGACTGCTCCAGCTCGGGCGGCGCGGCCACGGCCAGCAATATCCAGGGCTACATGCAAAAGCTGTGGTTGCAGTGCACACGCGGCAACGACAAGCCGGATCTGATCGTGTTCGATGACGACTATTTCCAGTTCTACTGGTCGGGTCTCACCGCGAACCAGCGCTTCACCTCGCCGGGCGAGGGCCGTGCGGGCTTCGACACCCTCAAGTTCGCGTCGGCCGACGTGTTCTACGATGGCGATTCCGGGCTGCCGGACAAGCATGGGTACTTCCTCAACACGGACTACCTGTACTGGCGCCCGCACCCGGGGCGGAACATGGTCCCGCTCGAAGCGCGGAACAGCATCAACCAGGATGCAACCGTGGTCCCGCTGCTGTTCGCCGGCAATCTCACCTGCAGCAACCGTTCGCTGCAGGGCGTCATCAAGGAGTAAGGGCGATGTACATCACTGGCATCAATCCTTCGGCGGACTGGACCAGCACGCCGGAATTCAAGCTGGGCACGCTCGGCGCCGTCATGGGCGCTTACGGCATGACCATGTATCGGTACGTGAAGCTGCGCAACGAGACGGCGACCGTGGCGGTGGTGGCGGGCGACATGCTCGCCTATCTCGCATCCCCGGTCGCCGGCAGTGGCGCGACGCTCAACGACGAGTTCCACACGGTGGTGTCGGACAACACCGATGCAGCGACGAAGCCAATCGCGGCCGGCATGGCCGGCGCTGCGGTGGCGGGCGTGCTCGCAACGGCGTACTACGGCTGGGTGCAGTGCGGCGGATTCGCAATCGTCAACCAGACGATTGCGGGCACGCCGTCTGACGGCGACGGGCTGTTCTTGTCGACCACCGACAAGACGCTGACGCTGGCGACCGCTGCGGACGATCCGATCTGCGCCTACGCGGTGGACGAGTCGGCCAAGATGGTGCGCCTCGCCTGCTGGTAAGCGTAACCTCCCTTCCCCGGCCACGGGTGCCGCCCCTGGCCGGGGCTTTCTACAGCGGCACGGAGGACATATGCAAAACGATCCGCTGGACTTCAGCGATACAGTAGACAGCGCGCTCCGCGAGCACAGCGCGAAACCCACGGCGCGCGGCGCGATCCGCGTCACCGATGGCGTGGTGCCGATTTTCTTTGCGAAGGAGATCGAGGACGCAGCCGCGAGCGAGCAGGCCGGGCGGCCGATTTACAAGGCGGTGGACTGGATCGAGATCATCGTGCCCGGCAGCCGTGACCGCGTGTCGTGCCCGGTACGCAAGGAGCACCGGGAGCGCTTCCCGGAACAGTGGGAATCCTACAAGCGGCAGGAAGCCCGCACGGTGGCGGACGGGACGCCGATTACGGAATGGCAGGGCATCCCCCGCACGCGCGCCCTCGAGCTGCGCGCGCTGGGCTTCTACACGGTGGAGCAGCTCGCGGCCGCGCCGGAGAACCAGCTGCAGAAGGCCGGGCAGGACGCCCGCCGCATCCAGGAGCAGGCGCAGGCGTTCATCAAGTCGAACAGCGACCTGGAAGGCGAGCGCCGGCTGCGGGGCGAGTTGGAAGCGAAGTTCTCGGAGCTGGTGGCGCTCAATCAGGAATTGGCAACGCAGCTGACCGAGCTGCGCCGAAAGGTGGACGGCGATGTCACAGACGATACGGCAGGCGGGGCAGGCGGTCGCACGCGCAGTCGGAATCGACCCGCCGAGTAGCTTTGTCGGTTCGACGGAGGACACGGCAGCCCGCATGCTTCAGGCGATGCGGGACGCCGGCCGCGCGCTCGCGCGCCGCAACTGGGTGTGCCTGACGTTCGAGCATGCTTTCACGACGGCGGCGGGGATCACGGAGTATCCGCTGCCGACGCAGCCCGCGTGGCACCACATGCTGCCGGGCACGGCGTGGGATCGCACCAACTTCAGCAAGACCAAGGGCAATATCAGCCCGGCGACGTGGCAGGCGGAAAAGGGCTTCGGCCTGGCCGCGACGTTCTTCGCGCGCCCCTGGCGCCTGAAGGCCGACGCCGCGCGGCAGCGCGTGTTCGCGCTGGTGGACGACCCGGGCGGCGCGTATGACATCGCCTACGAGTACGTGACCGACCAGTGGCTGTTCGACGGCTCGAACCTGTACTACGCAGACATCCAGGCCGACACCGATCAGCCGGTATTCGATGATTACCTGTTCGAGATGGCAACCCGCTGGCGCGTGCTCAAGGCGCTGGGACTGCCGTACCAGGAAGAGCAGCGCGAGGCGTCGATACTGGAGAACACCCTGTTCGGGCAGGAGCACGGGCGGACCGTGAGCCTGATGCCGGCCGCCATCGAGTTCGCGACCAACATTCCCGAATACGGCTATGGCTGAGGCCGGCATTGCAGTGCAGCGGAGTGGCACGGCTCAAATCGTGAGCACGGCCGGCCCGATTGGCGGCTGGAACACGCGCGATGCCATCGATGGCATGGCGGCGGAAGATGCTATCCAGCTCGACAACCTGTTCCCCAGCATCGGCAAGTGCGAGCTGCGCGGCGGCTTCGAGGACTACGTATCGAGCGGCATCGGCAGCGATAACGTGGAAACGCTGGGCACGCTGGTGGTGGGCAGCGTCGAATACTTCTGGGCGGCGACGGACAACAAGATTTACGAGATCACGAACGGCGGCAGCCCGGCCGACCGCACCGGCGCGGCTACGATCACCGTCGACCGCTGGCAGTGGACCGTCTTTGCCGACTCGGCCGCGCCGACGGCGCCGACGCTGCTGCTCGTCAATGGCACCGATGCGCCGCTGAAGTGGACGGGCTCCGGCAACGTCGCGGCTTGGGTGCCGACCGGGCCGACGATTGCCAATCTGATTGGCGTGCATGTGTTCAAGAATCGCGTCTATGCCTGGGAAAAGAACAGCCGCGACTTCTGGTATGGGGACATAGGCCAGATCCCGGGCGTCCTCACGCGCTTCCCGCTGTCCGGGATCCGCGGTGCACAGGGCAATCTGCTCTTCATGGCAACGTGGACGCGCGACGGCGGGGCCGGGCCGGATGACTTCGCGGTATTCGTGACCGACGCCGGTAGCGTCATCGTCTACGCCGGCACCTGGCCGGGCGGCGGCACTGCCACGTGGAACCTGGTAGGCGTGTATCAGATCCCGCGCCCGCTCGGCATCCGGGCGTGGGCCAACGTGCTCGGCGACCTGCTCATTGCCACGGAATCCGATTACGTACTGCTGTCGGAAGCCATCGCGAAGGCGGGCGTGGTCACGGAGGCGACCAAGATGGCGGGGGCTGTCACGACCGCCGCGGCGCTGTATCGCTCGAACTACGGCTGGCAGGTGGTGGTGCACCCGCGCGGGCAGAAGATTCTATGCAACATCCCGCTGCAGACGAACGCGCAGTATCACCAGCACGTCATCAACACGCAGACGCGCGCCGGCTGCCGGTTTACCGGCTGGAACATGCGCTGCTTCGCGGCGTTCAACGGCAACCTGTACGGCGGTGGCTCGGGCAAGGTATTCCGCTGCGACGAGGGGCGCGTCGATGACGCGACGACCACGGCGGCGGC